AATTAAATAATTAAAAATAAATATCTACTTTAAATATAATAACCGTCAAATAAGTTCAAGGCTTTAAAAAGCTCTTTTAGGTTTATCATTTAATAAACACACCCGTTTATTTAAGGATAAGCCTAATTAAAAAAATAGTAAATATGAAAATTAAAAATTGATTTATAAAATATAATTTTAGCATATATATTAACTAAATATACTAAAAATTGTATTTAAATAAATTGTAAAACATATTAATTAAATAAAAATGTCATCAACTAATGAATCAACTTCTTTTATATCACCCATATCTAAACATTTTAGAAAAGATAAATTAACAATAAATATAACTGATAAACCTTCTATTGAAGATTTAAAACAACTTGAAAATGAAGAAAAATTTTGCTTTAAATTTAATAATAAAACAAAAAATACATATATAGATTGTCATAAAGATGAAGATTATTATATGGATTTTTATAGAACATTTGGAAAACCTTATATATATGGATTATATGAAAAAAATAATGAAACTAAAGAAAGTAAAATTATTGGAACAGTTAGTTTAATTTATCGCTATGATACAAAAGTATGTCATATTATGGATTTAAAAATTAAAAAATCCAATCGGGGAACTGGATGTGTAAATAAATTGATTCGCTCTACATTATTTAGTAGAGTTTTAAATAATAAAGGATATTACGCAATTTCTATGAATACAAATACAATTGTTGAAAATTTAACATCTAAAATTGTATTACCTAAAATGAAAAGTAGAGGTAAAATGTTTATCTATCTTATTTCATTTGATGAATTAAATAAATGTTTAGTAACATTATCTTCTTTCTATTGTAGTGAAATTGGATTTATTGATAATAATAAAAGGCGTATGTTTGTAGATAATACAACAAAAAAAGGATATAAATTATTACATTTACATCATAACGCTAATTATAAAGAAGAAATTGATTTTACTGAACCACAACGTGGATATCATTATTGCTTTTCTATTCACGAAAGTAATGAGTATATTATACAAGACTTAAAAGAAAAATTTAAAATTACATCAAGTTCTAGTGCAACAATTTATAGTAATGACTTTAAAACTGATTGGTCTAAATTTGTTAAAACATTTGAAATCTAAGTAAGTTTACCAAAATAAGTTTTTAGAAAAAACTTAACAAAAACTAAGTTAAAAAAATTAAAAATTTATAAAAATTAGAAAAACTATTTAGTATTAGTTTTTGTTAAGTTTTTTTTAAAAACTTAAACTTAGTCAATACCTAAAAATTCATTTTCATAAATTTTAAATATTTTTCTATCTTTATCACCATTTAATAATCCTTCTTTTAAAGTTTCATTACTCATTAAAAATTCAAAGAAGGTTATAAATTTTTTAAGTCTATCCAGAATGATTTCATTTGTATAATCACTATCATAATTAACTTCATTCACATATATCGTTCGCACACCTTTTTTATTTGTATAAGATTCAACTAAATATGCTTTTACAAATCCTAAAGAATGTAAATAAAGTTGTACTTGTATATTTTCATAATCACGCACTTTTTTAAATAAAGCTTTTTGGCGCATTTTAGCTTCAACTAATTCATTTTCAGTTGTAATAGCATCGTATTTACCAATAAGTATCCATTCAATTGGTAGTTTAGGATTTTCAATACTCATTGGAATATTAACCCATGCTTGAGTATTTAGTAATGTTTTTTCACTTAATCTACAAAATTCATCTAGAACAGAATCCTCATTCGTGATACCGTGTTGTTTATTTGTAATAGAACATACTTTATTAGTTAAATCTATTTTTTGTTTATCTGTTAATTGTGTTTGTTCATTAATATATTTTTTAATATCTTCTTGTTTAGAAACCATATCATTACTTGTTTTAGTTGTATTTGAATTAAGTGCTTTGACTTGTTCTAAAATAGTTGTTCCAGAAGCATTATCAATTTCCCAAAGATCATTATATTCATTTGATGTAGCAATCGTTTCTTTTTTATCTTTTAATTTTTGTTCTACTAATTTAAAATTATCAGGATCATATTTACGCCATAGTTCACAAGTATTCTTTGGAAAATTATTGTAATTGTCTAACCCAATAAGCGGGGCGATTTGAGAAATAGATATAGTTAAACGTTTTGACATTTCTAGAGATTATTAAATATTAATTAATATTTATTAAATAAAAGTTTTAATTATTTTTAAATCAATTTTTATATTAAACTAAACTACATTAAATTAATTTTTATTTGTTTTTTGCTTTTGCTTCTTCAGTATCCAATCTTCTTTTTTCTTCCATTTCAGCTTCAATTTCATCTATATCAACACATTTACCTGTTTCTTGATCACATACCATAGAACCTGTTTTACTACGTGATTTAATTGTAAGATGTGCTAATGTAAATACTAATCCTGGAACATAAAATAAACTTGTTAAAATAAAACTATATATTATTTTATTTATATTTTCAAATTGAAATAATACTTTTATTGTATCCCAAGTTATATATGGAAATTCATCCAGTAAAAAATCATTAACTATTTCTAACATTTCACCTAAAGGTGGAAAAATAACTGTAATTAAAATTTTAAATAAATTAGTAGGTATTACAACAATACCATGTCCTATACCACCATAGAGAGACTTATCAAATAAATCATAATCATTGGAATAGATTTTATTTTCTACGTAATCAGTTTTTCCTAAATTACTCATTTTTTAGTTTATAATTATTTTTTTATTACATATTTTATTATGATATTTTATTCTAATATATAAAACTAAATTATATTATTATTTATTCATTATTAAAATAATTATCTGAATATAAAAATGCTTTATCTTTTTCAGAAATATTTCTTAATGTATAAACTAATCCAGGTATATAAAATAATGTGGTTAATAAAAAACTATATACTATTTTATTAATATTTTCATATGTAAGTAAATTTTTTATAACTTTCCAATTTAAATATGGAAATCCAAATGTAAGATCATTATCAATACAATTCATAATTTCTCCTAAAGGTGGAAAAATAATAGTTATAATAATTTTAAAAAAATTAGTTGGTAAGCAAAAACTACCATAACCTAATCCACCATACATAACTTTATCATATAAAGTCCATTTATTTACATCAATATCATTTTCCATTTCTGTTTAACTTATTAATAAATTACTTATTGTATATTATTTATTTATATATTATTTATATAAATATTATTTATATAAATAATATTAAATTTTATTAACTTATTATTGATATAGATTTTTTATAATTTATATATTAAAAAATTTAAAATTTGATATGTATTTTTAAAAATTAAATAAATAAAAAAAAATAAGTAAATTTAAAAAAAACTTAGAGCAAAATAAAAGATAAGAGCTATTATAACAATAAATCCAATTGTGCTATAAAATGCACCAACTGTTGTTTCATCAACATCTATAACAATATGTTCTTTATTATATTTACTTAATTCATATGCTTCATACTGGTCAGCATATCTATTATTATTTGTTACAACAAATACGTATATAATTCCTGCTAAATAATTTACATATGTTAATAATAAGCATACAAGTATTGAAAACCAACCATATAATCCTTTACTTAAAAATAGTCCAAAAGGAGGCATTAATACATTCATCGTGTATCTAAAAAATTTAGTACTAATTGCTGTTCCTTTTACAAGGTCTGTAACAGATTCTGGTATAATACCTGTAAAATTACCAAATATCATATTATAAATCCATTTAAATGCGTAATGGGTGATATCAAATATAAAGAAGACGAATCGTAAAATCAAATAAAGTATTATATCTATAAGATATAATACTATACCTGTAATTGGTCCTGGTCTTCCTAACATACCAGATAATTGGTCTTCATTTTCTATATTTTTTTTCCTAGCCCAATGTTTTTTAGAAACATAACTAAAATCATCAGGACTTTTATAATTATAATTGTAATAATCTATTTTTGACATTTTTATTTAACTATTATTTAATTGTAATTTTATTATTTAATTATTAATTATTAATTTATTTTTTATTATTGTTTATCTTATATATATCATATAAAAATAATTTATTAATTAAATTTTATTTAAATAAATGAAAAAAAATTTAAAAATAAATATAATTTGCTTATCCTTAATAAATGAGAGTGGTTTATATATTATAAGTATAGTTTATTTAGTTAGTTAATAATATAATGTATAATTTAATTTGCACTAAAAAATAATATCCTATTAAATATTAAGTTAGATTACTGTTTTTCTATCTACAATTGATATATATATATACCATTAAAAAGTTAAATCGACAGACAATATGTATATTAATGTTTATAAAACTTATATGCTTTCAACCCTAAGGTATAAAACCGAAATGAAATGGAGAAAGTAATTAGTATATAGTGCCTTGATATAGTAGTAATTTAAATATTATGAATTTGACAGAAGGAACGCCACATATACTAGGACGCAAGTCAATAATAAAAGAACTTAACCATTATTATATAGTATATATTTTAATGTAATATTAAAATATAGTTTGAAATTAATTATTTAATTAAATAATTAAAAATAAATATTTACTTTAAATATAATAACCGTCAACTATGTTCAATGCGTTTAAAAGCTCTTTTGGCTTTATCAATTTATAAACACTCTCATTTATTTAATGATAAGCCTAATCATAATATATTATGAATAAATAACTAGTAGGGCATATACTAACCCAGGTATATAAAAAAGTAATGTTAGAAATATACATACAATTATATTAAGCCATCCTGTTAAACCCATATCCATAAATACACCAATTGGAGGACATAATATAGTTCCTAGAACAACACTAAAAGGAACAGTATTACTATTTGTTAAATAACATTTTTTACCTTTATTTTTATTTAAGTTTTTAAAGTATTTACTTTCTCTATCATTTTTTGTAAGTCCTGATTGGTCCCATCCCCAAAAGCCTTGCATCCAGGTTCCCATTAAATTAACTGAAAATGATAATAGTGTCATAAATATATCTACAGGTAATCTACAAAATGCAAGAGTTAGTGTAATTAAACTATTAAAAAAATCTCTTAGAAAATTAATAGGATTTAATAAATCTAGAACTACCCATACTATAAATTGTATTAACCACCATACTAACATTATTAACCACATAACTATTTTATATAACAACATAACAAACTCCCAAATTTGAAACACTGCATTAAAAAGTGAACTTAAACCACCTCCACCTTTATTTTTTTCAATAATAGTTAAAAATAAAGTATTTATATTATTATTTTTTATATAATTATATATATTTGTATTTTTTGAAAGTAATTTATTATTATGTAAACTGTAAAAATCATTGTTTTTATTATAGTTTAAATTATAAATAGTTAATTTATTATTAATAAAATTGAGTATGTCTTCTAAAATACATATATGTTTTGGTATTAATTTTAAATCAATATAAGTATTATTTATATACATATGACT